AGTTAGATTGGACAGGTCAAGAAAGACCAATAGACTCTGGAACTCGGGACTGGTGGTATAGTGCTAAGGTAACAGATCAAGCTAGGGAAGCGTTAGATGGATTAGACGACTTAGAAACAGTTCTAGAGGAATTAGCCAACTGGCTACCTAAAGATGCTAAAGTGTGGGGTAACGGAGCAACCTTTGATATTTCTATATTGGAAGATGCTTATCGTCAATGCGATATAGAAACACCTTGGGAGTTCTGGAACATACGCGACGTGAGAACTATTAAGGATATGTATGAATCACAAAGGGGAGGCTTTAGTAAAAAGTCAGGCGGTGTCGCACATAATGCTTTAGATGATGCTATACATCAGGCACAATACACTTGTATGATGTGGAATAAGATAATAGGAGAGTGAATATGAGATTTATGACTAACTATACGAATATAGTAGGTTTCTTGAAGAGATTTACTTTATTACAGGTAGGCTCTCTACACATAAGGATTCATTCCATATTAGGTAATGACGTTACTAATTTTATGCATAATCACCCTTTCAACTACATTAGTGTTGTCTTATCAGGAGCTTACGAAGAACATTATATCGATAACAATATTATTAAGATTAAACATAGGGCTGCTCCAGCTATTATAGTAGCTTCGCATAGTAGGTTCCATAGAATACATAAAGTCGAGGGAAAGTGTAAGACCTTATTCATAGCTTATGGTAAGTATAAATGGAGAGCCATGAATATGTCTGTTCCCAATCATCCTGACGGTATGTATGTAAGAGTGATGAACAATGAAAGATTGCACTGTAAGAGGATAAACGATATATGGTACATAGGAAATTCAAACAGACGTATAGCGATGTTGGAAACTAGACATAGCATACATCAATATTAATTGGGAGATAAGAAATGAACAATGAAGATAACACTGTAGTAACAACTCAACTCACCAGTAAGAGACTAAAACTTAACAAGCTAGTAGCTTACTCATTTATAATGATAGGATCGCTATTATTAGTATTGGGAGAAACAGAACACTCTAAGGTATGGGGCAGTTTATTTAGCTTGTATGGATTTGGTCATCTAACAGTAACTCGCATTAGAATATGGTGGAATCACAAATGAATTCAGAAGATAACGTGTCTAAGATGAGAATAACTGAGTCTTCAGGAGGATTAGATCCTAAAGAGACTTACCGATGTGAATTAGAAGGTGGCATGATCTACAGCTTAAGAGGTATCCACTGGTTCCGATATACAGTATACGATGAATGGATGAAAGTTCGTGATGATTGCGTCCCAGCTTGTGTAATTAAGGATTACGACAAGTTTAGCCGAGGTTATATGCACGGTTAAATTAGTTCTTTACTTACTACTAATGATGACCCATAATATTACTCATCACTTAATTATAATTGAGGAATAATAAATATTATTTAACTTGAATCAATATATCCACGTAAAATTAACAGAAGAAGGTAAACAAGAACACATAAGACAACACGATCAGTTAAGAATAAGATTTCCTAAGATAGGAGAATACGTACCTCCTATAGAAGATGAAGAGGGATTTAGTAGATGGCAAGCATGGGACTTGTTCGGTACTTTCGGTCACATGTTCAAATTAACAAACCCTCCACCTTTTAATATCAATATAAAACTTGAAACTGATAAATAGGTTAAGCATGAGTATATTACCAAATAACACCGATATCTGTCCGCATTGTAATGAGGTTAACGTGGATTATGATGAGACTTGTTCTGAATGCGGAGAACCTGTTAGCATAAGCCTGAAGTCTTTATCTGAATTAGCAGATAAGCTAAATATACCTTATTCCTTTGTCAAACACGGTAGAATCAATACTCTTACCTATGTTATACAAGAAGACCCATATCCAGGGCAATGGGGAAATAATAACATTGAAGTTCAATATAGAATGGAAGGAGAAATACAGCATGTTAATATTACAGGAACATTCCAATGAGTAAAGAAATAGAGTTAGATATGCAACTAACTAAGAACACTAAGGGTACTCACGTATATACTAATGATGAGGAAGGTATTGCTGTTCCCACTTTGTATATCAAGAAATCAGCCTTACCTAAACAGCCGCCTCAGGTTGTAACGGTTACGATTAAATCTAAGGAGTTATGAAATGAAGAAACTATTTTTGTTCCCACTTTCTTGTTTCCCATATCCTAAAGGTATGTACCATAGGACTATATTAATGAGAGGAACTAATGAAGAGGATGCTAGATCAGCTGTCTACCACAAATTAAAATCTGAAGGTAGTCGGGACTACGTAGGCAAAGGAGTAGAACAAAATGACTAGAGTAATCAAACCCTTATTAGCCACCAAAGCCGAATACGACAAGATTCGTTATCCAGTATTGGCTACTCCTAAACTGGATGGTATACGATGTTTAATGGTTAAAGGTACTGCGATGTCCCGTAGTATGAAACCCATCCCCAATACTTTTGTTCAAGATGAGTTATTTGGTTATGATGAAATGGACGGAGAGCTTATGCTCAATGGTGATTACAACGCTGTGCAAAGCGGCATTATGTCTAGGACTGGCGAGCCTGACTTTGTGTATCATGTTTTTGATCATTACGGTTCTGATGATACGTATCGTAATCGTATTCACGAAATATCTTCTGTGTTGGGTTCGGACGATACTCGTATACGTGTACTCACTCCCATTGAGATTAATACGGAAGAAGAGTTAGAAGCGTATATGGATAAATGTATTGCTGAAGGATATGAAGGAGTTATGATTCGTGATCCAAACGGTAAATATAAACACGGTAGGTCAACTGTCAAAGAAGGTATTCTACTAAAGATTAAAAGATTCCACGATGACGAAGCTGTGCTTGTAGAAGTCACAGAAAAGATGCATAATGGTAACACCTTAGAACAAGATGAGCTAGGCCATGCTAAACGCTCTAGTCATAAAGAGAATCTGGTTCCAGCAGGTACAGCAGGTTCTTGTATACTCAATTGGAACGGGTTAGAGTTCCGCGTAGGATTTGGTCCAGGATGGACTGATGAACGTAAGCAAGGTTTATGGGACAACAGAGGGCGCAATATAGGCGATCTATATACTTTCCGTTATCAAGAATTAAGTAAGGACAGGGTTCCTCGCTTTGGTAAGTTAGTAGGTAAAAGACATGAGGATGATTTATAATGAGCGGAGTATTAGAAGAGATAAACAAATTACAGAAAGAACTATCTATTAAACAAGATGGATTTTCTGATCCCAACTTAAATTCTATGCAAGTAGCTATGCTCAACGCTGAGTGCGGAAAACTTAGACGTCGTATTCGTGAACTACAAATTCAGTTGTATGCGTAACATTAAACGTAAAGACACCAGACCTATATGTGTTTGTTCTGCTTATAAATTCCCTCATAGGGTAGGCGGTAAATGCACTGGGTCTGCGTTTGTTGAATTTTATCATACTTATGTGCGTAGTTCTTGTAACGGATGTAACTGTAACTCTAATAACGGGTGCGACGTAGCCAATGGATCGGAGTCTATAAATAACGCTGAGTGCTATCAAGAAGCACAACATTATAATCCAGGAGAAGTATTACCTATAAAATTGGAAGATATAATTCCCAACTACCCACACTAGAATTTACAGATTGCACAAATTGAATTATATTACCCTTAATATTACGGGAAATATAGATTAATTGCATGTCACACAAACCATTATCCATTGATGACCTAAGAGAACTCATACACAAGGGGGAAGCCAAAGACCCACTTGTGTTCTTAGAGTCGGTGATGAATGGTCAAGATCCGCGTAGATTATCATCTATTTATGAACTAATCTTAGAAATAGATTCGTTTACTGGAGGCGATATTAGTCAGGGAGAATGGGCTGAGATTGTAGATCACGTTTCTGCTCGTTATAAATACCATACTGTCCCTATCAGTGAATCCATGTCAGCGGCTAAAACTCTAGCCGAATACATACACGCTAAACGCAAGCAAGTAGAGATAAAAGGTGACGGAGGAGCAGGGGGTAACGCTGCTGACGCCCCATTAACAGAAGAAGAAATCGAACTATTTAAAGAGAAATTCAACGATGACTTCTAATATCTTGTTACCTGACGATATAGACCAGTGGTCGTTCAATGAGAAACGTATGCTCAAGTATATGCTAGAGCAAGACGGTATGCAATTTATGCGTTATTTCTTTAAGCTCCGTGAAGGTAACAAGATGCTACTTAATTGGCATCATTATGCTATAGATTATGTGTTGCAAGCTGTTTTAGATATGAAGATAAACAGGCTGATTATAAACATAGCACCGGGATACACTAAGACAGAACAAGCAGTACTGAATTTTATATGCCGTGGGTTAGCATTGAATTCTCGTTCTAAATACATACACACTTCTTATTCTGGTGACCTAGCTCACGAAAACTCTTCCAAGATAAAAGATACAGTACAAAGCCCTGAATTTCAAGAACTCTGGCCAATGGAAACTCGTACCGATACTAAAGGTAAGAAACGATGGTTCACCGAGCAAGGTGGAGGTATGATGGCGGCTGCATCTGGAGGCCAGATAACAGGATTCCGAGCAGGTAGAATGGAACCTGGATTTACAGGAGCGTTCATAAACGATGATCCCTTAAAACCTGATGACGCTTACTCAACTCCAAAACGTAACGCTATTAATAACCGCTTTAACAATACTCATCGTTCTCGTTTAGCAGTAGAAGAAGTACCCATGATCAACATCATGCAACGTATTCATGAGGACGACTTATCTGGGTTCTTGCTTAAAGGTGGCTCAGGTGATATTTGGCATCACCTCGTAATACCTACGCATTTTAGTGAAGAGTTATTAGCCAAGCCGTACCCTGAAGATTATACCCACGGCATACCCATAAATATAGATGGTATTTTAGCTGCATTGCATGGGGGCTCTGAGTATGCTTTTTAGTATGGATATGCTTGCCCGTATGCCAAACCAAGTAGTCCCAGATAGCATGCTCTGGCCGTTTAAACATGACCGTAAAAAGTTCCGCACTTTAGAAGAGGGTGACCCGTACACTACATCTTCTCAGATGCAACAAAACCCTAGTCCGCTAGGTGGCGGTATGTTTAAAGATAAGTACTGGAAGTATTATGACGTCCTACCTGCCGACATAGATTTAATGCGTATATACGGAGACACAGCCCAGAAGACTGCTGAACGTAACGACTGGTCAGTATTTCAGTTTTGGGCTAGGTCTATGTCTAAAGGTATATTCTTAGTAGACCAAGTAAGAGGCAAATGGGAAGCTCCAGAATTAGAATCCATGATGGTAGAATTCTGGAACAAACATAAACCCACTCAATTCAAACCGAGGGGAGCTCAGATAATTAGAATTGAGGACAAGAGTTCTGGTTCTAGTTTAATACAGTCTATTAAGAAGGACTATTTGATACCCGTAGAACCTATACAACGTAATACAGATAAGGTATTACGTGCAATGGGAGTGGTAAAATATTTTGCAAGCGGCTATATACACTTGCCTTTAGATGCTGATTGGGTGCATGATTACAAGGATGAATTTAGAAAATTTACTCCGTTGATGACTCACAAACATGACGATCAGATAGATCCCACCATGGACGCAGTAGAAGACATGATAGTATTTGAAGATATGATATACAGCTCCAATTCAATTTAAGAGGACTCACAATGACTCAAGAAGCAAAAATACTAACCGACGAAGATTCTAAATTGAAGGACAGCTTAGAGAACTTAGTCGCCCAATTAGGTACACAGCAAGATAAACGTAGCCAGTCTAGATTTGTAAACTCCAAGAGATTATCAGCTCAAGGTAACGAAGCAGAATTAGACGCTCTATACCGAACAGATTGGTTAGCTGGTAAGGTAGTTGATATTGTACCCGAGGATATGACTAGAGAATGGAGAGAGTTCACGGGTGATATAGATCCAGAAACAATTAAGAAAATAATCCAGGAAGAAGAAAGATTAGAACTTTCTAATTGTTTTGAGGTAGCTCATAAGTGGGCTAGATTATACGGTACTGCATTTATAATCTTATCTGTGGACGATAGTCAAACTCCAGACAAACCGTTAGACATTAACAAAATAAGAGAAGGATCACTACGTCACATAAAAGTAGTGGACAGACATAGAATAAACCATGCCGAACAACAACCTGTCAGTGATCCTTTGGATGCTAATTATGGCTTCCCTGAATTTTATCGATTTAACGAAACTAACGTGAGGATACATCACAGTAGAGTTATTAGGTTTGACGGAATACCTTTACCCTTTACTCAGTTCCGAGAAAACAATTACTTCTCTGATTCGGTATTAGATAGGTTGTACGAAGCCATAACCAACTTCAACACTACGGCAGATGGTTCAGCTAGTATGGTATACGAGACCAACGTAGATATCGTTAAAGTTAAAGGATTGATGGGGTATCTTCAATCTCCAGAAGGTGAAGCGTTACTAAGAAAGAGATTCACATTGGCAGGTATGCTCAAATCATTTAACAATATGCTATTGTTAGATAACGAAGAAGAATTCACTACCAAGACCAATACTTTTGCTGGCTTACCTGATCTACTAGACCGATTTGCTAAGTTTTTAGCCGCCGCCACGGATATACCTGCTACAAGATTATTAGGGACTTCGGCCACTGGTTTAAATGCTACTGGAGAAGGCGATTTAAAGAATTACTACGACATGATAAGTAGTAAGCAACGCTCAGTATATAAACCTAAGTTAGATTATTTTGACGATATAATGATGCTCAGTTTAGGCTTGTCTTTAGATGACGACTATACTTATAAGTTTAGTTCCTTATTCCAGATGACTCCTGAACAACAATCCATAGTAGATATGAATAACTCCACTCGTGATAAAAACTATTACGATATGGGAGTGGTTACGGAAAGTCAGATAGCCAAAGAACTACAACAAAACGGCACGTACACTAATATCACAGATGACGATATTAAAGAGTTAGAAGAACTAGAGGAACTTGATAATGAGTTTGAACCCGATACCGACAAAATTGAAGCTGGAAATGAACAGGAATCATCGGAAGCAGAACAAGAGGAAGATGAGGGCGGTATCGAGTCCTAAAAGTCCTGAGATAAAATACAGACGGCAGTTAGATTTCTTAGTGCGGAAGTTGAAACAAGAAATCAATGTTAGCCTTATACCTGCTCTCAAAGCGTTTGAATCTGAGTATGTTACAGACGCTTACGCTAAGTCACTGGAAGAAGTATTCGATAGAATGAGACGTTCTTTTGATAACGTAGGTAAACAAGCGGCTATTGTGTCTAACTCTTTTGTCAATGAATCTAATCAAGTTAATAAGCGTAGATTCTACAAAGCAATGGAAGAAGCAGTAGGAGTGGATTTGCAATCGGTAGTTAAAAGTGAAAATTTAGAAGATATATTAGTCGCTACAACTAGAGAAAATGTTTCCTTGATAAAATCTATACCTGATGAGTATTTTAAAAACATAGAATCTATAGTTTTCACTAACACCACTCAAGGTAGAACAGCTTCTTCTATGATCAAACAAATACAGAAACAAGGTAAGGTGACTACAAGACGAGCCAAGTTGATAGCTAGAGATCAGAGTTCTAAATTGAATTCAGCTCTAAACCAGCAACGTCAGAAAAACTTAGGAGTAGAAGAATACATCTGGAGAACAGCAGGGGACTCCAGAGTAAGGGAAGACCACAATAGCAAGAACGGCAAAATATTCAGATGGGATTCTCCTCCTGCCGACACTGGTCATCCTGGGCAAGATATACAATGTAGGTGTGTTGCGCAACCTATAATAAACATTTAATTGTAAGTCAATACAAACTAAACATTAACGGTAAACAGGTTAAATCGAGATGAGCACTTATAGTATAAATGGCATAGTAGACTACTCCTCACTACCTATTGTCGCTGATACAGATACCATTGATATCCAAAATGAAGGTAAATTTACATGTTCCTCGTCAACCGTCCCTCTGCTGATAATGTGGTGCAATACAAGGTTTCGCACATTTGAAGTAACAAATAATTCCCCCTCTACCCCCATATTCATCAGGTTTTCCGCTGCAAGTAACTCTTCCATAAACGGGGGAGGAAACCTAAATTTCAATGGCGAGTTCATCGATTTATTTACGGCAGATGGTACAACTCCTAATATCGCTCATACTTTACCGCTCGATTCCGCTGGTGATAAATATGCGAGAGCTTCCCATTTAATAATCGATGGGAAAATATGGGTAAGAGCACCGAACCTGACTAATATGTATGGTACGGGCGACCCTCGTGGTATGCACTACACTTACGATGAATCTACTGGAGCGGTAACTTTTGGTGACGGGATCAATGGAGCGATACCTAACGGGTTGGTGCAAATCTACAATATTGAACTGCAAGGAAACGGCGTACAAATTAACCACGGTAACACTATCACAACAGTAAACAAGGCATTATGGTGTGATGTGGATTTACGCATAGGCGGTTCATATCACGCCACCGATTTCGCCATTTACAACAATACTCAGGAATTTAGAGCCTCGGACGTCGATGATAGTTTCTTGGTTAATTTCGGATATAGCGGAGACGCGTCCAATAACACTAGGATTCGCACACCTCGTGGGGTTCACGACAACATACGTAAAACGACATATAACACAAACAGCACCGAAGTTTTTCAGGATGCAGGAAAGAAAACAATAGGTGAGATACGTTGCGACATAGTAGCGCAGAAATCAGGAATATACCCTAGAGTTAGATTTGATAATGACGACTCCGCAATACAGGTGCTCAGGGTTTACAGTGGGGGGTCTGGCATATACGCCTCGTACGATGGTGTGAATGGCGGAACGATTGAGGAATTAAGGTGGTCTACAGGATACTTGAGAACCGACACAATCCCGTTTTCTATAGTGCAACACGCTGGTTCAGGCCAAAATCAATACATAAATAATGTGATCCGAGACGGCAATGAATCTTGGTCGGGAGAAATGGAGTTTCCGATATATGGGCGGGAAGGTGAACTTCATGTCGCAAACATGGAACTTCCTAGTGATGCATCGGTGGATGAATTAATTCATATAGAATCCGCCGCATCGGGTTCCGCCAGTAATATTCTGTTTTTGGGAACGTCTAACTCTGGCACTAGAGATATAAATGTATACGCAGAGGCTACCTACACATGCAACAATGTAAAAGTACCTAACGATACTAGCTTCGGTAATCAGGCGTCATCCGACTGCGCTTATAACTTTGTGTCCATAATTAATCAAACATTTTCGCCAAATGGTGGTTTGCGATCAGCTACTATATATAAAAATGCAACTTATGACGAAGGTGAGCTAGTGTTCCAACCTTACTATAAGGCGACAGACTCAGCTACAACATTACTATCGGGTGTAGCTGAGTCTGTAATTAATATCACTAGTAGTTTTTATTTGGCAGATACTATCACAAAGGTCCAAGTAACTTCTAATGCGTTAGCTGGAGTGGAAGCGATAAACTCCATAACGTTAAACGGAGCCAACACCAGTAATTTTGATATTGAATTTAGACTTGCGAATGTCGGTGACTCTTTCACTGGGAGCTTTGTCGAATTAACATTATCTAATTTTCAAACCTCATTTGATACCTTAGCATTACTTAATTCTAACGAGAGCTGGAAAGTTCAATATAATGTTATTCGTACAGCAGGAACAGTATCAAATAGCTATTTGAGGGGTATTTTTATAGGATGCGACATAGATCCGCTCTATGTTTGGGAACCTATTGGTGCTGAAATTGAATTTACTATGTTCAATATCTTACACGGCTCTCAGTTTGTAATATGGAACACTACTCAATCTAGATATGTAGATATTGGCTTTGCTGGTATTGACGGGATTTATTCGAATTTACTAGAAGGTATTGATTTTAATGACGGAGATAGCGGTCAGATATGGGTAGCTTATCAAAATGGCCTGACTGTAATGAACAAAGTTAAGGTTGATTTTACTTTTGGAACTAACAATATATCTATACCTACTACTCAAGATCAACTAGAAGAGTTTAGTTCAGCAAACGGATTTATAGACGGTTCTACTGTAACTTGGTTAGGACTAGATCCCAATGATCCTCATATATTGCAATTTGATGCTTCTACTTCTAATTTACCTCAAGATAGTAACGGTAATGCAACAGCCGCTAAGTGGGAACTAGCAAGCTGGTATTACTATGCTATTGCTCACATTCCCGATGGCATATTGTTGTTCTTTGATGAGATGGATATAATTGACGGCTCTAACGTCAGACTCAACAATGGAGTCAAGCTAGATAACATTGGTAATAGGCAAATATACTTCACAGATAGAGATAAAAATCTATTTACTTCCGATGGCTCTAGCTGGACATTGGGTCAAATGACAGGAAATTACGGAGTTGTTTCTGAAAACGCAATTCCTTCAACTATCGTAGTTACTTCGCCTTTAAGTTCTTCTCAAGAAGCGAATATAGCATTGATTTCAGAGATCGATTCCTTAATAGAACAGAGATTAGATGTAGCTATATCTACTCGAGCCAGTCAGAGCTCTTTGAGTAATATTCCTACTTCTCCTTTGTTGAGCAACGATTCTAGATTGGATAATCTTGATGCACCTGTAAGCGGAGTGTCTATTTCTGAACAAGATAAGAACGATATTGCTACCAAAGTGTGGGATGAGGAATTATAATAATGCCTACTGCTAGAGAACGCTTATTAGAACTATCGGCTCTTCCTAGCGGTAATTCTGCGAGACAACATATTGTTAATACCGTATCTTCTGTAGTGTTGATCCCTGAGCAGGGGGATATTATCGACACTGAAATAGATCAACAGATATTAAGTGTCGATATAATTTTAAATCAGATAGATGAAGAAATAATAGATGTTTCTATTGGAGAAACTATCGAAGAATATAAAATAGAGGATAATACAGATGGCGATACAATTCAAGAATATTGTTAAAGAGAGTAACTATAGTAAGCACTATTCTTTTGCTGATTCTAGAGACTTAACGGGTTACGAACTAAGAATACAGTTGAGATCCAAATCTGATTCGGAAGTTGTTAATTCTATAGACCGATTAATAACCGATACTATAGAATCCAACACTAAGTTCGTAGTAAATCTAACCCCTTCAGATTTGAATATACCTGAAGGGGAATATGTGTTGGGTGCTCAGATATTCAATACTACAACTGAAGAATCTAAAGAATCATTGAGTTACATTAAAATTGTGAAACAATGGGTCTATTAACGCCAAATAACTTTACTAAATACGAAACATTAGTTATGATTGAGAAAAATAGTTAGGGTTATTTTAATGCTTTTAAAAGACAGACTACAAATAGCTAGTCAGAGAGAATATACTGACGAAGGGTTTTTGAAAGTCCCAGCTAGAATATCTAGAACTGGAATACAAGAATACCTAGCTATAGAATTAGATGCTCCTGGTAGAGAACACAATGATAAGATAAGAGTGTATCGTTCTCCTGAAGAAGTGTTTTCAGATATTTCACTAGCTTCTTTTTCTAGAAAACCTGTTACCGATAACCATCCTCCAGAATTAGTTAGCCCTTCAAATTCAAAACAATATTCAGTAGGAATGTCAGATCCTGAGATAACTCGGGACGGAGATTTCGTAACGGCTATATTAAATATAACTGACGAAGAAGCCATTAAGAATATTGAGTCGGGTAAAGTAGAATTGTCCAATGGCTATACCGCCGACATAGATTGGACTCCAGGAGTTACTCCGGAAGGCGAGCAGTACGACGCAATCCAGAGGAACATAAAGGGCAATCACATTGCGATTGTCAAACGTGGTCGCGCAGGATCTTCCTGTCGAGTGGCCGATAACTCACCTGAAAGTGGAGAAGTCAAAATGGCTAAAATCACAATTGATGGGGTGGATTACGAAGTGTCAGATCAAGCTGCTCAAGCTGTTAATAAAGTACAGACGCGACTTACTGATACGGAAAATGAAGCCGAAAAGAAAGACGAAGAACTGAAGAAGAAAGAAGATGAAATGGAGGAGGCTGAAAAAGAAGCCAAGAAATCCGAAGACTCTTTAAAAGCTCAGTTAGATGATGCTGTTTCTAAAGTCCCTACTGCCAAAGTTATTGATCAGATGGTTTCTGATAGAACTAAACTGGTAGATTCGGTTAAGAAGATCCAACCTAACATCGTAGTAGATGGTAAGGATAAGCAAACTCTGATGAAAGAAGTGGTGGCCGCTAATTGTTCTAACGTTCAATTGGATTCAGCTTCTGAAGATTATATTGAAGCTCGATTCGACATGCTAGTCGAATCGGCTACAGCTAATCCTCAGCATCATTTAGACCAAGCCTTTGTAACTCAGGTTACTGACTCAGAAGGTAAGGTAATCGACAATCGCCCTGCTGACATTATCGCTCGTGAAAAGATGATGAAAGACAGCCAAAACGCATGGAAATCTGGAGGTAACGAATAATGAGTGTTCAAACTTCATATTCAATCAATCAAGCGGTAGCTTATGCAGGTATGTTATATGCTCAAGCTCCTCATAATATTTCTTCTTTCGCTGTAGAAACTGTAGCTGGTATTGGATTCGCAGTAGCAGTTAAACGAGGAACCGATTTAGAACAACAATGTGATCTAGCTGGCAGTGCTGATTTCGTAGGCATTACTCTTCGATCTTTGGATCGAGAAGCTATCGCTAATACTGGAGCTATTAATTACAGTCGTTATGAAACAGCTGGAGTTATGCGTAAAGGTTATGTATGGGCAGTATGCCCTACAGGTTGTAATCCTGGAGATTCAGTAAAGTACACTGATGACACTGGGGTTCTGGATGCTGGTTCTGCAGGAGCTGGTGAAACTCAACTAGATGGCGCAAATTGGGAAACTGCTGCTTCGGCTGGTGGTTTGGCAGTTCTTCGTCTAGAATCTGACGCTGTAACGGCTGGTTCATAATCGGAGGATAATTATGAAAACTATTAAATTGAAAGACGGTTCAACTCTGGTCATGGACGGTATGAGCGCAGTTCACACTAGCGGTCCTAGTTCTAGACAAGTGCATCTAGACGTAGCTATTTCTATGGCTATTGGTAACGGTATCATGGATGCAGATGGCGCGGTATTCTTCCAACGTCAACTAGAGCATATTAAGGCTCGTAGCTATGATGTTAAGTATGCTGAGTTAAAAGCTCGTTCTCTATTCCCAGTTAGTAACGAAGGTGGTGCGGGTATCACATCTATTACTTATCGTACTTATGATCAAGCTGGTTCTGCTAAAATCATCAATGCTTATGCTGATGATTTGCCTCGTGCGGATGTAGCAGGTAAGGAAACCACTATTCCTGTTCGTTCAGTGGGTATTTCTTACGGTTACAACTTGGATGAGATTCAAGCTTCTCAGTTGACAGGTATGTCATTAGATCAACGTCGTGCTAATGCTGCTCGTCGTTCTAATGAACAAGTTGTTAATGATGTGGCTTTCTTCGGAGACGCTGAATCTAATCTTCCGGGATTATTTAGCAATCCTAATATCCCAACAGGTGCGGTAGTTAATCCTGGTTCTGGTACTGAATGGGTTAACAAGACTCCGGATCAAATCTTATTTGACGTTAACGATTTGTTCGCTGACATTTTTGAGACAACTAACATGGTCGAGCAAGGTAATACGTTACTTATGCCTCCTGCTCAGTGGTCTTACATTATGTCTACTCCTCGTTCTAGCAATAGCGACACTACCATTGCTCAGTACTTGGCGAACAATAGCCCGTATCTAAACAGCATTGAAGATATGATCCCTATTAACGAATGTTCCGCAGCCAATAATCCAGAATTGTCTACGGATGCGATGGTAGCTTATGATCGTAACCCTGATAAACTTCAATTGGAAATTCCAGTTGAATTGGAAATGCTACCTATCCAGCAGAAGAATTTGGAATTTGTTGTTCCAGGTCGTTCTCGATTAGCTGGATTGAACATTTATTATCCAATGTCACTTGCTATTGCTACGGGGATTTAATCATGTCTGGGATCACAAACAACACTGCTCGTCAATTTAACTTAAAAACTATCAATGAAAACGGAAGTAGAGTTACCGTTAGGATCGCACCAGGATTTAACGTGGTTGAAGATTCTCACTGGGTTTCTTTTGTTTCCAAAGACGGTAAGAAAGTTGACCCTTATGTCGCTGAACTCAAAAAGAAAGGTCAACTTTCTTTTGGTAAAGAGGAAGACGACAAGGAGCTAGATCAAGACCCTGACACTAAGTCTAAGTCTAAATCTGTACCAGCTCCAAAGGCTAAAAAGACTGACAAGTAGTAAGTAATAAGAATGAGCCTTGATTTATTTCGAGGCTCATTCTAATTGTACATACTTAACGTAGGGAATGCACAATTAGAATGAGATCATCTTATGGGTATTAATGAGATAAATAGTAAAGGGCTTTCTACAGTGAACGAATTATCAGAAGCTAGGCTGTGGAAAACTTTAGACAATATCTCAGAAAGACTAGGTACTATAGAAGAAAGACTCGCAGAAGTAGTTAGATTAGAAGAAAGAGTTAATAGCCATGAGCAAGCTCTTTCTAGATATGGTAACAGATTGGATACTCACGATAAGCGAATACATGACTCGGAAATATGGCAAGCTAGTTACGGAGATAAATCTTCGTTGGAGAGAACAATATCCTCAATAAAAAAGGACTTACATGACACCAGACTTAAGATAGAAGATCTTGAGTCTAACGGAAACATACGTAGGGGTCAGCGAGACATAAGTAAAGAGATTTTCAAATGGGTAGCTGGTATATTAGGTGCGATATTGGTTTACACACTCACTAAGGGTTCACAATGAGTATTAGTGTTTCGGAATTTAGAATTAGGTTTCCCGAGTTTTCAGATGAAGCTGAGTACTCGGATCCCAGAGTCTTGTTGTTTATAGGAGACTCTACTGCGTATATAGGTACGGATGAGTTGAGATGGGGAAACAAATACAACCTAGCCCAATCTTATTTGTCAGCTCATTTATTGATATCAGCTGAGAAAACGGAACTGGGAGATATATCATCTAGTTCCGGAACAATACAGTCTAAGTCCGCAGGAGGAGTCTCAGTATCTAAATCAGTAGTTGCCAAAGACCGATCCGATTTAGATGATTTTTATATAGGTACTTCTTACGGTCAACAGTTCCTAAATATTAGGAACTTATGTTTTGCTGGCGGCATAGTAGCAAATAAATTATGAAATCTAAAACTAGAATCAAATCTAAACCTGACAAAGCCATAAAGGAATTGGAAAAGATAAACAAATCAATGAGGGGAGATAGCTCAGTAAAAGTGGGTCTCCCCAAAGGTAGTAACGATTATCCTGATGGGACTTCAGTTGTTATGGTAGGAGCGGTTCACGAGTTTGGATCTCCTTCCAAAAGCATACCCCAAAGGAGTTTCCTTAGATCTACCATGAAAGAGAATAGAAAGAAATACTTAAGATTTTTCGCTTCTCTATCTAAGAAAATAATACAAGGTAAAATGAACAAGAAAAAAGCGTTGAACTTAATAGGGCTTAATGTTCAATCGGACGTAGTTCAAAAGATTACAGATATTAAAAGTCCGGAATTGAAATCTAGAGATGGAAACCCTTTGGTAGATACTGGTCATTTAAGGCAGTCTATAATATACAAGGTAGGTAACTAATGACTATATCTGTTTCCGAAGCTCTAGACTTAGACACGTGTTTGAAGTTGACAGTTGAGAGAACGGCTTCTGGGGATTATATAGACGGAATATATTCAGCAGGTTCTATTTCCACGTTTAAGAGTTTAATAAGTCCTCAGCAACCTACTCCTGAACAGTTGCAAATATTACCTGAGGGAGAAAGAGATAAGAACATAATGATGTTCGTTTCTAAAAGAAAACTGAGGACAGCTGACGATAGGAACAATTTAATAGCCGACGTAATATTGTTTGACAACGCTAGATACAAGATAATCAGCCTAGCCAACTGGTCTACGTTCGGTCACAACATAGCGTATGGAGCCAAAGAATGATATTAGAAGAAACTATTAATAAATTAATTAGAGACATAGTTGGTTTATTACTAGATTCTCCTGGATACGCTATAAAGGCTAAACAGATAAACGCTCCTAGACCTAGCACTGAATACGCTGAAATAGATACTATTAGTAATTCTAGATTAGGATGGGAAACTAGAAAATATAAGGACAACGAATCAGACCCAGACATAACCGAAGAAATAGAAGGTATGAGAAGTATAATGATGTCTCTATCTTTCTTTCGAGGAGAAGCAATAGATAATGCTAATAAGGTCAGAATCGGATTCATTAGAGAGTCCATACAAGAATTATTAAGAAGTGCTAAACTGGGATTTACTAGTACTTCTGAAGTAAGAGAAATTTCTGAACCACTGGAAAACGGTTGGGAGAAGAGATCACAATTTGATATTGTGTTGAATGCTGTGGGAACTGACTCGGATATAATACGCTCTATTCAGAGTGTCAATATATCGGGAGAATATCAAGCTCGCGGTTTAATTTATAACTTAGATATACAGGTGCAATGACATGACAATACCCGTTTCTACTGTAGTCAATGTTGCTATCGCCATCGGCGCAACATTCCCAGCCAGAAAAGGCTTCGGCACTCTTAACATCGTTACAGCTGAGACAGGTGTTATCGGTATTGCCGAGCGAATTCGTTCTTATGTAAATTTAGACGGAGTGACCGCCGATTGGGGTGCTAACACCGAAGTCGTTAAAGCGGCTACGGCTTATTTTAGCCAACAACCTAAACCCACTTCGTTGAGAGTTTCCACTCGTTACCCTACTGCTCAATCTGCTCAATTACGAGGAGGAGCAGTTATCGATCCTACCGCACTATTAACCGTTTCTGACGGTAGTTTTACTATCAGTATAGATGGCGGTACTGAGGACATCACAGGGCTTGATTTTAGCGATTCAGAAACTACTCTTGACGATATTGCGGCTTCTATACAATCCGCATTGCAAGCGGTTGGAACCGGAGGCTACACTTCAGCCACTTGTACTCACGATGGGTCTAGGTTCTACGTCAATTCGGGTACTACGGGTATCTCGTCTACTGTTCAGTTTTTAACTCCAGTAGATCCTGCTTCAGGAACAGATGTATCCTCTCTATTGCAGATGCAGCAAGGAGAAGGAACCAAAACTGACGGTATCGCAGCGGAAACAATTACCGCTTCTTTAAACGCTATCCAAAATGTAAATCCAGATTGGTACGGTTTGTTATTCACGAAAGAAGTTCGTGACGGAGTCGAAATCAACGGAGAAGACGCTGTCGAAGCTGCTGCTGATTGGTGTGAAGCTCGTATCAAAGTGTTCGGTAATACCAGTAATGATCTGGACGTATTAGATAGCGTTACTACCAACGATATCGCTTCTGTACTTAAAGGTAAAAAGTTAAGAAGAAGTATTACTACTTATAGTTCTTATCCTAACCAATACCCTTCAGCTTCCATATTAGGTAGGGCGTTCACTGTTAATTTCAATCAACCTAATAGCACATTGACTCTCAAGTTCAAACAGTTACCTACTATTTCGGTAGAGAACTTGACTCAGTCTCAAAAAGCAGTACTAGACAGTAAAAAAGCTAACGCTCTTATTGAGATAGGCGATAGCGATATGTTTGCTGAATCATTCATGGCTAATGGTACTTTCTTCGATGAAGTCCATGGTATTGACTGGTTAGAAAATGCTATCCAAACTAATGTTTTTGGATATCTATTAACGCGAACAACTAAAGTCCCTTACACTAATAAAGGTGTGGCTTCTTTAGAACAGCAAGTCATTAAAGCACTGGACGAAGCAGTTAGAAATGGATTAATAGCTCCAGGAGAAACAATAGACGGTGAGTTCTTAGCCAACGGCTATAAAACTATCGTCATACCAGTTGAAGATATCAATCAGTCGGATAAAGAAGCTAGATTTTATCCTGGCCTCAGCTTCGTAGTATTAGGAGCAGGAGCTATCCATGGTGTTCAAATCAACGGCATATTCGAAAGATAAGAGGATAATACAATGAAAGAATATAGTTTCTTAGATACAATATTCCTAGTGAATGGAGTTGAAATATCAGGCTACGATGAAGGTGATGATGTTATTTCTTTGGACAGACTTAACGACTCGGCTTCCCACAAAATAGGTACTGACGGAGAAATGACAGTTGGATTAAGTGCTGACCGATCTGGAACAATAGTTTTCAGATTAATGCAGACTTCAGACTCCAATTCTTATATGTCTGGTTTAATCACTGCTCAAGAAAATGGAATTTTCGTTCCTATTTTCGCTCAGTTTAAAGACACTAGGGGTAATGATTTAGGTTCAGGAACTCAAGGTTACATACCTAAACCCGCAGGTATGACTAGAGGTACAGCCCCTGGAAATCAAGAATGGAGTATTGTTGTTGAAAGATTAGACCTCTTACATTTAGGAGGTTAATAAGTTTCCTAGGGAGGGATGAGTGCCTTGTGATCCCGACACCATAAGAGCACTCTCCCTAGGAAAACCTTAATGTGTCGGAAATCATAATCAATTGGTCGGAGTTTATTATGGCGTGTAGAACAGAAACTAAAGAAATAGGCGATAGCGAATATAGCGTTACGCAGTGGTCAGCAGAGAAATCTATGCTGATGAAATTCAAATTAGGTAAAACTTTCGGAACCTCTATCGCTGCTTTAATGAGAAGCTCTAACGATAAAAAGGATTCTGAAGCAAAAGCATTTTCTGAAATCATCTCTGTATTTTTCGATAATAATTCACCTGAAGAATTAGTAGCTCTCATGAAAGCGTGTGTGTTAGGTACAGCTTGCAATGGTAAGCGTATAACAGATACTTCGTTCAATGAATTGTTTTCCGGTGACGACTTGGTAGAAGTTTACAAAGTTTTCATATTCGTGCTACAGGTTAATTACTCAAATTTGTTCAAAGGCCAGTTAGCCGAAAACTTTCTGGCCAAAATGAAGGATCACCTATAGAGAAAGGCAAGTTCCCGAATGTAGATCCGTTTCTACATAGGCCGCTATTATGTGAGCCGCCTATGTGTAGTTTAAAGGATTTACAAGACGGTACATACTCTATAGAAGACTTGTTCATGATGAACGAGTTATTAGATTTAAAGGCTCATTCATCAAATAAAGGTAAAGCGAAAACCCGATGAAATTAGACGAACTGTTAGTAGAGTTAGGTTTTGAATACGATCCTGAAGAGATGAAGGATTTTAAAAAAGACCTAGACAATAGTGTTAAGCTCTTAAAGGGTTTAACTACTGCGGCTATTGCAGGAGCTGTAGCCATAACTGGACTAACAGTGGCGTCTACCAAAGCCAGTGATGAACAAGGAAAATTAGCAGACGAAATTGGAGAAACAGTAGATAATATAGCGGCTCTCCAATTTGCTCAACAAAGAGCAGGAGGAAGCACTGAGGAGATGACTAGCTCCTTAAGAGACTTCTCAATAAGAGCTGCGGAAGCGGCTAGGGGAACAGGTAGTGCTTTAGAAGCATTGGGTATATTAGGTATATCTGCCACTGGAGTAAGCGGCGAATTGAAACCTCTAAGCTCATTGCTACTCCAAGTTTCTCAAAGATTCCAAGGTCTTAGTAGAGCAAAACAAATAGAACTAGCCGACAAGCTAGGTTTGAGAGGTTCTATTAGATTACTTCAGCAAGGTCCAGAAGCAATACAAGAACTAATAAAAGAAGCTAAGGCGTTAGGAGTAACCACTGCCGAAGATGCTAAAATAGCTGCAGATTTCCAAGATTCGCTTACCGATTTATGGGCTATAACTAAACAAGTATCTAGAACTATAAGTCGTCAACTAGCACCCATACTTACTGATTTAGTAAACACTTTCACTGATTGGTGGAAATCCAATAGAGAACTAATAGAACAGCGATTACCAGAATGGGTAGAGAATTTAGCTAAAGCATTTAAGATAGCCGCATTAGCGGTAGCTAGTTTTTTAACTTTCCAGTTACTTTCCAATTTAACCATAATGGGAACATTGATATTCAAATTGGTCAAGGGAATGCTCTTATTTAACGCGAGCGCGGTATTGTTACCTACCTTAATAGGAGCTATAGCTTTAGCTTTTGTAGCTCTGGTAGAAGATTCTAAGGTGTTTTTTGAAGGTGGAGAAAGTTTCATAGGGGACATGTTAGAGAAGTATCCTAAATGGGCTGACGAAATAAAAGTTATCGCAGCGTTGTTTGCCACTATAGGTGATCTAACTAATATGATATTTGACGGTTGGTCTCAAATAATAGATCTGTTTGATAAATTCTCTATAGACAATATTAAAGAAGTAGCTTCTAATCTCCCTGGATTTTTAGGAGACGTCACAGGTATATACAATTCAGATGGTACAGGTACGATACCCGAACTAGGTAATTCTATATCTAATAGAGCCTCCACGGTAGTTGATAAAGTTGAGATACTTATTCAAGGAGGAGCGGACACAGCTGAGAACATAGCAGATGCGGTGTTTAATGTTTTCCAACAAACTTCTCAAGATTTAAATAGCGCGGTGGATCAGTAATATGGCTTTTGAAAATTTATTTATAAGAACTAAAAAGTCCATAGGCGGTATAGAGTTGGACGCAGTTATAAGTGAGACTCATAGTAATCAAGTTAGACTCACCAAAAACCCAATAGAGTTGGGAGCTGACATAACAGACCATGCTATAATAGAGCCTAAGAAGTTAAACATTATAGCTCAAGTTAGCGACACTCCTTTAGGTTCAGCGGCTTTCGGTCAAATAATAGATTTAGTAACGGGTTTGTTTGGAACAGCTACTAGCGGTAATTTAACTCGTAGCAATGCGGCATATAATGCCATGGAACAATTGATGGAACAACTAGAACCTATAAATATTCAAACTAAGTTGAAGCTATACAAGAACATGATGATAACCAATTTGAGTACTACTCAGGACAAAGACACTTCCAAAATAGTGCTAATGAATATCTCGTTAGAAGAAGCAATAATAACCGAATCTAAGATTATAAAACTAGATCCCAAAAGATTGAGATCGGGATCTACCAGAACCCAAGGCTCTTCAGCAGATAACAAGGGTAGACAAGAAGGTAAGACACCTGATGAAACTACCAATAAATCGGTATTAAAATCAGTACTAGACTGGGTAGGGTAATATGATTGAAATACCATTAAGTTCAGAACCAGAACAGTTATTTTCTATAGTATTGGGAGAAACAACTTACGATTGTAGGTTAACACTAAACTCTAGAACTGGTATATGGGCTATCTCATTATCTAGTTTGGGAGTTTACGTAGTTAGAGGAGTATCTTTATTGGGAGGGATAGATATTTTCGGTCAATACAATATAGGTATATCTAATGCGTATGTTGTCAATCTAGAAAACTCCTCTCTAGACCCAGACATTAATTTGGGAATTTCTGCGAAGCTATTCATATTGACCGAAGAAGAAATTCCCAATGAGTAGGCAATATAAAAGAGCTTACGAGTTAACTGTAATTCCCGATAACGGGGAAGCTAGGGTCATATCTGATCTAAGAGTTAATTTCGAAATAACCAAGAGCTTGTTGAGCTACCCTAATTTATTTAAGATAAATATATACAATGCTAATTTTCAAACTTTGTCGGCCATAAATAGCAAATACGCTAAAATCATATTTAATGCGGGATACGAAGGTAATTTAAAACTATTGTTTAAAGGTGAGATAAGAAACGCATTCAAAAGTAGATCTGGAGTAGATAGTATAGCCACTGTTTATGCTGGGGATGGGGAAAGAGATTGGCAGAACTCTACATTCAATAAGACGTTTAATTCTAACGTGACTATTAAATCTGCGGTAGAAGAAGTCATTAAAACTTTTAAAAACTTAACAAGTGGATCTATAGAAGGTGTTCCTAATGTTGCTGACAAATTAAGAGGTCAATCTTTGTCTGGATCTTCTAAAGATATAATGGATAATTTTGCTGAAGAATACGGATTTAATTGGAGTATACAGAATGAACAAATAGTGGTCACTCCCATAGAAGACCCTATTAAAAATGACGAAGCCATACTGGTTAGTAATTCTACGGGCATGATAGGTTCTCCCACAATAACCGAAATAGGTGCTGATGTTAGGACATTGTTAAATCCAGACATGTTGCCCAACAGAGCATTTAAAATAGAGTCTACCAATGCGGCTGTTCAGTTAGCTAACTTGTCTTTTAGGAAGATAAAAAAGACAAATGCAGAAGGTCTATACAAGGTTCAAGAAGTCGTATTCAAAGGTGACTCAAGAGAAAAAGATTGGTTTTCATTGAGCAAAGGTAGGACTATAAATGCGTAAAGAAGAAAACTTATCTACTTTGGCTTCTAATATTAAAAACGGCATAGAAGCGAGGATGAAAGAACTTCACACTTCTATGCCTGGAATAATAGAGTCTGTGAATTTCAGTAATCAAACTGTGACTGTTCAACCTGCTATACGTAGGATATTTGTAACTCGAGACGGAGATAAAGAAATACTAGTGCCTACCGACTTACCTATTCTTATTAATGTACCTTTTATATATCCTAGAGGGGGAGGATATTCTATAACATTACCTGTTGCCAAAGGTGATGAGTGCTTGTTAAATTTCTCAGAAAGATCTATAGACAACTGGCACAATACTGGTAAAGTTTCTAAACCTTTAGGTAAGAGATTCCACTCATTGAGTGACGCTACTGCGATAGTAGGTCTTTCTTCTATACCTAATAAGATTGAAAACTATAGTAATTCTGAATTGCAATTGAGGAAAGACGATGGATCAGCAGTGATTTCTATTAAGTCGGATTCTTCAATTAAAATGCAAAACTCCAACGGATTCGTTGAACTCCAATCTAATGGTCAGTTTAATATTAATGGGGTTGTATTCGACATACATTATCACGATCAACCCAATGATTCAGACGGGGACACCCAAGAACCAACAGGAGTACCTCAATCATGATAGGTAGAGCTTTAAATTCCAGCAACGATTTAATAATAGAGAACGGCTCTTTAAAATTGGTATCAGAAGGAGCCGAAACAGTTCAGCACGTTAGGACTAGATTATTGTTTTACATGGAAGAATGGTTTTTAGATTTAGAATCTGGCGTTCCTTATTTCCAAGAAGTATTTACAAAACCTGCGAACTTAGCTAATATTGAGTCCATATTCAAGGCTAAAATATTGAATACTCCGGAAGTAGAATCTTTATTGGAATTCTCTATGGATTATCAAGGAGAGTCTTCTAGATTACTTACTGTTTCTTTTTCTGCGGAAACTACTTACGGCACTATAGATAATGAGAAGGTGACCATCAATGTCTGAGTTCGGCATATCTAATAAGGGCTTCAATAGAAAAAGACTAGATACGATATTAGAAGATTTGAATTCTGAAGTTAAGTCTATATTCGGTACTAATTTTAATATATCTCCTGAATCTCCGGACGGACAGATAAATGGGGTTATTTCTGAATCCAACGCTAACTTGTGGGAAATAGCCGAGGAATCCTATAACGCTTTCAATCCTTCGGCAGTCACGGGGGTAACTCAAGATAATTTATACCAGCTTAACGGATTAACGAGATTAGAAGCTAGATCCTCTTTTGCACTACTAACTCTATCTGGAACTCAATCCACTACGATTCCTGAAGGGAGTTTAGTTTCTACTTCCGACACTAATGTTCAGTTTAGCATACAATCAGAAGTCGTTATTCCAGTTGGAGGTTCTATATCGGTTATCGCCAATGCGGTGGAGACAGGAGCTATATCGGCGTTAGCAGGCACTCTAACTAACATTGATACTCCCTTATCTGGATGGGATTCAGTGACTAATGTTTCAGATGCTATAAAAGGAACTGAAGAAGAAACGGATGTGGAGTTTAGAGCTAGGCGAGCTAGATCTGTAGCTAGAGATGCTCAAGCTTTAGTAGATGCTATATTCTCAGAAGTTAGATCAGTATCCGGAGTAACTCAAGCCACCGTGTTGGAGAACGACACTAATGTTAATCCCGACGCTAACGGTTTGCCCGATCACTCCATACACGTTATAGCTGTAGGAGGAGAAGACGAAGATATTGCTAATGCTATTTTTATTAAGAAAACATTAGGAGTCACTCCGTTCGGAACAACTACCGTGGTTGTGAATGACAATCAAGGAATAGAACATAATATATCTTTTTCTAGACCTAATAAGATAGACATATACGTAGAGGTCAATCTTACTACTTTTTCTACTTACCCCTCGGAAGGGGACGCTCAAATAAAACAAGCCATTGTGGATTACGCTCAAGGTAACTTGATAGAAGGTAGGGGGTTTTTCTTAGGAGACAAGGTTATTCATTCTGAAATATACACTCCTATAAATACTATATCTGGTCATACAGTAGATAGCATGTTCATTAAGACTAGTTCTCCTGCTGACCAGACTTCAGACATTAGTATCAGTGTGTCCGAAGTGTCTAATTTTACTATTAGCAACATAACGGTAAATTCGTAATGTCATCACCTATAAATCACAGAGAATTAGCTGAGAGCCGATTAGCTACGCAATTTAAAGAGTCTGTGAATTTAATAAGTTATATTAAGGCTCTTTTATTGGAATCGGATTCTCTAGAAGAAGTTTTTAGAAACCTATTGACTGATCGCTGGATAGATACTGCAGAAGGTACTAACTTAGACATAATAGGTTCTATTGTAGGTCAACCTAGAATATTGGTTGATGCTCTTATTATTAATTATTTTGGATTCCTACCTAATAGTGGTGCTTCTTCTTTCGGCAGCGTTTCTAATGTTTCATTGGGTGGTAGATTTAGAAGTAAAGAAGAATCTACCACTGGGAATAGGAAATTAACTGACGAAGAATATCGCTTGTACATTAGAGCTAGAATTATCAAAAACTCTATAAGCCCTAATTTACCAGAAACCTTGAGTTTTTTCAAATTCTTATTTTCAGTGGATCAAGTCGTTATAGTAGACGGGACTATGAACTACGCAGTTCAGATAGGCAGGAGGCTGTCTCCAAACGAGAAAGCCTTTTTGATAAACACTGATTTAGTCCCCAAAGTGGCCGGAGTAGGAGTTTCTTATCAAGAATATGAAGCTGATTTGGCTTTTGGTTTTAGTGGCATACCTACCAGTAAAGGATTCGGATCAGTTAACAACTCGTCTTTGGGCGGCAAATTTTCATATATTATATCTTGAGGAAAGATTAATGACTACTAAACCCGATCTAACTAGAATATGGGCAGAAGGAGCTCCAGCAGCTAACATTGAAGACCCAGACGTAACTAGTCCAGGTAAATTCAATGCAGGTTGGTTAGCTGAGATACCTCCTTTTGAGAACTTCAACTATCTCCAACAGCTATTTACACAAGCTCTTGCTCATGCTAACGAATACGGCATTATGCAATGGGACGCAGCTACACCTTATCCAGACGGAGCATGGGCGAGATCGACGGTTGATGACGAGGTCTATGTTCTTAAAGTAGGAGGCGATCCTTCTAATGAACCTAGCGTTAGTCCTGCGGATTGGGAAACTATAAAAGATAGCTTTAATATACCTGTTTTTGGCACAGCCGCAGAAAAAGATATCGGTACTGCGAGTGGCGAACTTCCTATTTACACCTCTGGCGGATTAGATGGACTGGGCTACGGGGGTATGAGCATCGCTCCCGTAGGTAGTATCGACGCGCTTGTAATAACGGGGTTTTACACTACCGCAGCCTCTACAGCGGGAAGTTTTCCATCGGGGGGCAGTAAAATAGGCGTACTGACTGTCGTAACGCGAAGCTCTACGTATGTAAGCCAGCAATTTCACGACACTATGCTGGACAAGGTGTACACTAGGGTAATAGTCAACGGAACCCCATTACCGTGGACCGACTTAAATCCAATTAAAGCGTGGGTTCAATTCAATGGAACAGGGACCGTTTCGATAAATGCTTCAAAGGGGGTGTCCAGTATAACGGACAGAGGTGTAGGGTTATATACAGTTAACCTCTCTTCTGCTATGCCCAGTAATAACTACGCTACCTTTGGGTTTGCTAATAGAGGCGGCGCGGGAGTTTCAGCAGTAGTGATGGGGGATACTTCGGTTTCTAGGACGGTTACTGCCGTACCAATACAAGTTCGTGCGGTAGACAATACTGCTCAAGACGCTGGTGAAATATCAATACAAATTGTAGGAGTTTAATATGAAAGTTGTTGTTTTTAACGAGGGTGGGCGCGTGTGCGTTGTTCATCCCGCAGAAACTATCTCCTCGCATAGCGAATGCGTAAAACTGGGTGAGGAAGTTGTCCCGACGGGGCTTCCGTTCGGGATTCTTGAGTCAACGGAATTACCAGATCGGGGAGAGCGGGATTTCTGGAAAGTAGATAACACCAAGTTAAATGACGGAGTAGGCTTATGATCACCGTAGATGCAAGTAGGGCGGCAGAAAGAAAAGTCGCCATGTTCCGAAAAGCTGTGGGGGATTATATCAATACTAAAGCCACTCTAGAGGGATTTGACTCTATTGTTACTGCCGTCACTTATGCAGACGAGCCAGCTGATCCAGTAAACCAACTAAAAGGGGTCGCTCTCAGGGAATGGAGATCATTGTGCTGGGAGCATTGTCGTAATGAGCTAGGTGTGTGGGAATCAACGGGAGTTGAGCCTGTCGTCGAAGATTTAATCGCGGGACTACCCATGTTAACTATACCATAAGGGGTCACTTGTGGTAACATATACAACTTTAGAATCTGGAAACTTATTGAGTCCTTCAGGAGAAACCATTGTCGTGGGTCATAGAGCTCACAACAATGTATTGGACGAAGTAGGTAGAGGTAATGCGGAAATATTACCTTATGTAAGTAGTGAATTGAGTAGATCCAAACTTATGTATTTGGGAGTTGAATTCCAAGGTATAATGTGTAGTGGTTTAAAAAGAAGACCAATGGGATTGAGTTCGGTTAGGAACTTCATAGTTGCTGGTAATCCTATTCCTTTTGAATTCTCTAACGGTAGTGTACTAACATTAAGTCCTGAAAATTTAAGTCTATTCGAAGCGACTTGGATACCCTTCAGATTTAGCTTTTCCAATAAGGAGATAAAATGAAAGTAGTAATTTACGAATCAAACAAAACTTTCTTCAGTGTGATATGTTCATTAGTAACTGGGGCAGGATATAGTCACGGAGCAATTTGGAACAAAGGTAAGTTGTACGATACTACGTTTCTTAAAGGTGAGTTTTCTGAATGTGAAGAGGTAGCGGATAACAGAACTGTGGCGGTTTGCGAAATAGAAGGTAATCCTGATATTTGGATCACTAATAATTTAGGTGTTGGATACGACACACTGGGATTGGTGTTTTGGTGGTTAGGTGTTTCATTTGCTCAAAAGTTATATTGTTTTGAGGCAGTGGATGAGTCTTTAAAATCAATAGGGGTCGATTTGAACTTAGGAATGAGAAAAGACGGAGGAACTATAATAGACAAACTATTAGATCTGGGATACGATATAGAGTTAATGCAAGGTAAACAATTCAACGAGAGGTATTTAAAATGATACTAAGTATATTAGCAGCACTTTCCACTGGAGCTGGTGGGGGATTGTTAGGTGGGTTTTTCGGTTTGTTTAAACAAAGCCAGGAGCGAAAAGAACGAGTTGAAATGGCTCGTATAGAATTAGAAAGAGACAATGCGGAATACGCCAATGATAAGGCAGAAAGAGAACACGCATTGTCCATGCTAGAAAAAGGAGGTCGTTTAGAAATAGAAAAAGTAATGACTGAGTCTGAAGCCGAGATAGAAGTTTCTCATCAAGAAACATTAGGTAAGGCTACTATTGCTGAGTTCGCTAATTTGAATACTTCTTCTTGGATGGACAACTTCAGAGCTTCTATTAGGCCGTCATTAGCAGTTTGGGCTTCGGCTTTATTTACTGCTATGCTTATATGGGCTTTTAAAGAATTTTCAGGAGATCTAACGGCTCAAGAAGGTAAAGAAATATTACTAGGTTTGTTCGCAACCTTATCATTCACAGTATCTAGCGTGGTGACTTTCTATTATGTATCCCGTCGTAACTCTGCACCGAAAATATAAAAAGGATTGCACTCTAGCTACTGTCACATTACCTAGCGGCAACCAAATAAAGACCATAGAAAGACCTTGGTTGGATAACAAGAGTAATGTGTCTTGTTATCCAGAGGGTCTGTATATGGCTAAATGGTTAGCTAGGTCAGGTAGTGGTAAATACAAAAGAGTGTGGCACATTATAAATGTCCCAAATAGATCTGGTATATTGTGGCATCAAGGTAACTTAGTAAAACATAGTAGAGGATGTACCATAGTAGGTTCTAGGCATGGAGTATTAGGAGGACTACCTGCTGTATTAGGGTCTAAGTCCGGTCTTAATAAGATGAGAAGAGAGTTAGCTGGTAAAGATTTCATATTGCTAGTTATTTCTTAATCGGTATCTCTTGAGGGCTTGTCTTAAGTCCTCTTGATTTTCAGCTCTTTCTCCTAATCTCATCATCATGGCTTCGTCAGTAGTATTCTTAGCTATTATGTGATGTACTCTAACTTCCCTACCCTTAACACCTTGTCTCCATATCCTAGCTATGAATTGAATATAGTTCTCTAAATTCCAAGTTAAACTGAACCAGCATATATCATTACCGCTTTCTTGGAAGTTCAAACCGTGAGCCATAGCATCTGGATGACCTAATAATATGGGCATTAAACCAGCGTTCCACTTTACTTCCAGTTCCTTAGCTTTAACTGGAGAAATCCCACTACCTATATACGGTACGTCGTCGCCTAGCAACCCTCTGAGGGCTTCTAAATCGTGCTTAAAATGATAAGCTATTAATATAGGCTTACCGTTAAGCTCATTTATTAAATCAGCTAGGGCTTCTAATTTAGCATTATGTATACGTATTGTTTTACGAGTACGCTTGAATATTTTTATTTCATCTTCGTCAAGGTTGTCTGGGATATCTTCATATACATTACCATTGGCGATTTGATGACACTTCATACTAACTTGAGCGGCGGCTTCTGCGGAAGCTTCCATGCCATCTAACTCTATGAAGAATTCTTTCTCCATTTCTTTATAATGCTTTTCAGCTTTAGGCGGTAGAGTTACAATTATGTTGTTGTACAACAAATCGGGCATGTCTAGATAATCAGTAGCAGACATCTCCAGTACCATAGGTGCTACTAACTCGTGTATCTTTTCTGCTGAGAAATCTTTTATTTGCCAGTTGTATTTATCCCAGTCCTCAGATTGGAAATACTTAGCACGGAACTTGTGGAAATTATGACCCAGTGTTTCACCTTCATCTAATATGTATAATTGAGACCACAAATCTAATAACGATTTAGGAGAAGGAGTTCCCGTCATTATATGTCTACGCTTGAACAAGGGTAACATATCACATAGTAGTTCGAATCGTTTAGACTCGTGAGATTTAAATTTAGTACTCTCATCTACCCAAAGAGTATTGAAGGGAGGCTTCTTACCTCCTCTTAAACCGCTCAATAATTCTTTATGTAGCCAAGGTAATCCTTCGGGGTTTATTAAGTATATGTCTTTATCGCTGTTCCATAACGAGTTCTTATTGTCGTCGTGTAATATGGTACAAGTTAGGCCATTGAAATTGACCCACTTTTCTATTTCGCTAGGCCAAACACTATAAGTCACTCTCAAAGGAGCAATCATTAATATACCTTTTGTTTCTCCACTATTTATTAATATTTTGGCTGTGGCTAAACTGGTAGAAGTCTTACCTAAACCTGGATCTAAGAACAATCCAGAACGAGGATTAGAAATTAAGAAGGATATAGCGGTTAACTGGTAATTGTGAGGTTCCCATTTTATTGCCATTCTAAGAACTCATCTAAGTGTTTTTCGGCTTGACCTATTTCGTCACATACATAATATTCAAATCCGAAAGATTCCAATAATTTCTGTACGACTATTTGCACTGGAGATTGGGTCTTACCTTTTTTCTTGAACTCAATAAAAAGGACTCTACCTTTAGGACATAACGTAGTCCTATCGGGAAAGCCCTTTTTATTTAGAAAGATAAGTTTTACAGCTATGCAGCGTTTAGATTTAGCATACTTGCAATACTTATCTTCAATGTCTACCTCTTTTATTTCTAACTTTTTAGCTAATGTTTTAGTAGCACGAGTTAAGAACTCTGAGGTAGACATTCACTATTACAACTCTTCTAGTTCAGCAGATGCTTTAGCGAACTTGCGAATGGTAGCTGCTAATTCACTAGCTACTTCCATTACTCCGTCTGCCAATGCTTCAACAGCTTCAGCATCGCCATCTGAGAAAGTTGAATAAACTTTAGCGGCCATGTCACGAAGTTCAGCTTTCTGTTCGCGCACTGCTTTACGAGCTTCAGATTGAACTTTACGAGCTGCAATACGCTCAGCTTTTGATTCGTTAAGCTCTTCACGTAGTGCTTTTTGTTTATCAGCGAGGGCTTTTTTCTCAGCGTTAACTTGCTTCAATTGTTCAGATTTACTAAGAGTTTTTGTTTCTGTGTTTTGTGTTTCCGACATGATATCACCTGTTAATTTCGGTTAAAGTTTCTGGCCTTGTTAACCAGTAGAGTCAGTATGGGCTATACTCCATTAAAAGTAAAGCCCAAACACTGGTTATTTGTAACCTATTTTCTTGAGAATGTCGTGGGCTTCGTTTACGTACCAATCGTAATCCATATCTACGGGAAATTCTTCTGGTAAATCCATTAACGGGACAGCACCATCTGAGCGAGGAACTTTATTACCATTGGTATTGTAACGTATCATATCTAATTCGTGGCATCCGTAATACCACCTAATAGCCTTGCCGATAATCTGACCTTCGTATACTGCTCCGCCATTTACAGTTCTCAAAGTTAGAAATTTAGTTACGTCTTTACACGCCATTATAGTTTCTATAGGTAGTGTTCCGTCTTTCAAAAACGCCTTAACAGCTTCCGTACAAATATCATTTGTAGGATTACTTCTCAAACTATAAAAATGTTCTCGTTGATCCGAATACGCTCCTTTGCCTTTGAACTTACCCTTAGTAGTTACTGCTATGTAGTTATTTACATCTCTACTATTTAAGCTGGAATACTCATTAGCTTCCATGTCGTAATTGGTTTCAAATTCCCAATCTTCTACTATCTCATTAGCAGTATCTTCTTTTTCTGGAGGTATCTTAACTACTATACCATCAGTGTTGGCACTGACTACTGATATACCTGCTAACTCTAATCTCTCTATCAACATCAATAATGATAACTGACCTGTAACAGTAACTTGCATCATCAGGTCTGGGGAATACATAAATGACCACTTGCTGCCGAACTTACCGAAAGAACCATTAATAGTAATTTTCAGACTTTCATTTACAATGCCGTAATCTTCTTTTTCAGCTTGGCTGTTTTTATCATTCTTAGCTTCGGCTTTAGCTTCTAATCTTCTATTCACAATAGATTCATAAATGTCTAAGAATGGTTCTCCAATGTGTTTAGGGTATAAACGATTATTTAGAATTATACGAGGATAGAATGTGGCAACATCCCATTCCCTTAATATATGACGTTCATTAGTGTGACGAATAGATTTCTCACAACTATGTATACCGCCAGTTCCTACCGTGTACTTGGTGGAACCGATTGTGAATTGCAACTTACTTTTCTTATCTGGAAATTCACCTTTGCGCTTTCCTGATTTAAATCTATCAGTATCGTTCATTTCAAAATTGAACTCTACGTGACCGCTTTTACCTACCGTAAAAGGTAATGAAGTATATTGTCTTTTGACATCTTTTAGTAATTCCGTTTGAAAAACTATATTATCAGGACATTGAAAGTAATACTGAGTGCCCGTATCCACTTTTGTTCTTTTAGGTGTTATGCCGTACTTGTTCTCCATTTCGCATTTTATAACTGACTCAGCTATTTGAGCATCAGACTTAGATCTCAAATCCACTCCGTACTCATCGCTCATAGATTGACGTAGTTTTAATTCCTGCTCCATGTGCATTAACAGTAGAGCGGTTACTTCGTTATCATTGCCGCAATATTTACGCATATCTACTAACTGGTGCTCTTCAATGGTCGCACTAGGTTCTATTGGCAAGTCTTGCATTTTGGGAGAATGAATACGACCACCGTATATTTTCAATGTGGCTTGTAAGGGAGCGACTTCCATGATGTCTATTTGATCTACTTTTAACGCGGCTATACCGAATTGTTTTCTTACTTGCCAAGGTTGCAATCCTTTTATCCCAGCTTTCTTATCCTCATCACTGGGAATAATAGAATCGTTTATCTTCTTTATAGAGGCGTTAGAAAATCCTGCGGTAGCTGCTTCCAAGATACACATATCATACTTAAGACCGTTATAAGTTATTAAAGTATATTTAGATAGGATATGTAATATGTTTTTGATATTCAGTTCTGATTCGTTGAACTTTTCAAAATAAATAATATCACCGCCTACTACCTTACGAAACATAACCAACAAGTAATTATGATAACACTCTATATCTAAAGTGACTACTTTACTATAATCCATTATCTCAATCCTTTACTAGGAGTAGTGGAAGTCTGCCCGTTATACTGACCCTTACTTGCGTAAGAATGTTCTTCTGGTACGGGATCGCATTCAAAGAATACCATTTGACCTATTTTCATTCCTGGTTCCAACACTAACGTATGGAATTGAGTAACATTCTTAAGCTCCAATGTTAATGTTGAATCGTTCCAGCCTGGATCGCACCACCCAGCCAACATATGCTGAAGTCCATTACGAGCTAACGAGCTCTTCAATTTGTATTCGCAAGCTATATTATTGGGTAGGTTAAAAGTTTCATTGGAAGAAGCTAATAAGAATTGATTAGGATGTAGATGAAAACAAGAACCCTTATCCATAACAAACTCGTGCATCTTTATATTATGTTTATCTTTCAAACTTACGTGTTTTCTAGCTGGAGTAACTTCTTCTAACATTACCGTGTTAGATAATGTTATATCTATAGAAGCACCGTTTACATTTTCTAACGGTACGTTTATCACGCCTGACTCTATCAACTCTATCAATTTATTATATGATAATAACATAATCGCCTCACAGATCAGGATTTACATAGGTACGACTAGGAGCGCATTCTATGTCTGATATCAGCTCACCCAATGAATGTTGAGCACCTGATAGATTGTTTTGAAGTATTTCAATGACTATCTGTTTTTCATCATTTCCTATACTATTTATAAATTCCATATACGCTTTGTTCATAATCATCAACTTGCTATGTATCTCGAATTTATAATGGTAAGCACATTGTTCTTCAGCTTTAGCAATGTAATGGACTGCTTTGCGCAAATCTTCAATTCCGTTTTTCTTCTTCCATCTAATGACATATTTGGTAGCACAACCTAATAAATAATTAAGTTGATTCAACATAGCAAAATCCCAATGTTGAAGTTCTGTGTCTGAGTAATGCGTACCACCTATCTGATAATTGTTAGCTTCCATTTCGCAATTCCTCCATTTCTTGGATTAATGATTGGTAGAGGTATGTACTACTCATATTTAAATTACCGCATATAAATTTTCTCCATGCGTTAAAAGGTGTTAGTGCATTTTTCTCTCCACACTTATATCTTTGCAAACAATACCACATGCCCTCTAATGAGTCAGCTAGTTTCAATGTCGCTTTTTCTTCATAAGAGAGATCAAAATTAATATCGTTTTCTTTTTCCCATTGTACTTCCAGTTTGCGTAAAATAACACTTAATTCTGGGTGATCTTTCTTGACTGGAAAAGGGCTATCTCCAGTGTAAGATTCAGCCGCATCGTGAGTTAAAGCGGCTAATAGTAAATCTTTAGAACAATCAGGGTTAAGGTGTTGAACTATTAGTGCGACTCCCCATTGATGTTCTGAGTTCTGTTGTTTGGTGACTCCTACTTGCTGATGGAATCTAACCACTCCACCGCTATTTAGTATGTTTTTAATATTCATAATGATTTCACTCGGTTAAGTAACCAGTCTCGGCAAGCAAAATGCCAATCGTCAGCTACAATATGGGTCAAATAGTTAATAGCATGATTTGCTCCGCTAGATTTATGTACTAAATAACAACATAGTACAGGCAAAATAAGATCATTGAAATAACGGGACTTCCAACAATCCATTTCGCCTAACTCTTTTAATCCAAACTCGTCATATACATTGAAGAATTGTTTCAAGTCATGTTCGAAATCATCCATATCTTCTTCAATCATATAAACCGCATTACTTACATTGTCGTAAGGGGATTCGTGTAATTCGAAGTTGTTTATTAATCTGTCCCAAACTTCACCTCCTGGACCTTCAGTATATACGTGGAATGAGTTACTAACTTGTGTGTAAGTACCTAATGGTAATCCTAAATGAGCCGCTACGTATTCTTGTATCATACTAAACTGAACTACGTTGGCTCCATAAGCCCCCCATACCATATCGTTGGATCTATTATTAACAGTCATGCACAAGTATCCAGATCTAATGCGGAATACGATTTGCATATTACAGGCTTTATCTTTAGTCTGCCTATGTAGATCTTCTTCATCCCATATTTGGCATACAGCTTGGCGACTATTGGGATCGTTTTTGAGAGTACGTATTACGGTGGCTAGTTGATCGTTGTCGTAACCTATACCATTACGTAATCGGTATCCGTATGGAGCATTGAACACCTTACCATCGTCGCTGTATTCACTCATACGTTTGTTAAATTCACTTAAGAACTTTACATCTTTGCGACCAGCTAAAATCCATAAAGATTCCATAAGATGGAAGAAAGGATTAGCATCCCTCACCCTACTAATTAGTACTCTCTCCCACGGTTTACGGTAGACTGTAGCTACTGGCATGGGTATTTCTAGAGTTTGCCCTGCTCGGCTATTTAAGGGTTCTCCGTGTTCACACATAATAGCGATACCTTGAGTTAAAGCATCATTCACGTTATTCGCATTAATCACTAACATATTAACCTCTTCCGTTGTATTTTTGACGTAAGAAACTTTTGTCTGTTCCTACTCGTTGATATTTATCGAACTCACAAAGAGAATGTTCTATATCTCTCATTTCCAAAACTGGAAAACCGTTATCGAGATACAAGTCACTGTCTATGAGTAATTGTTGCATTTCTGTGTTAGTTTGGCAAGAGTTTATTTTACTGTTTAGCGGTCTATTATATAGACGATTCAAACCTCTAACGGCTCCAGGTCCTGCATTAGCCCATGTGTAAATGTCGGTAGCTTCTCTCAGATATTTAGTGTGTCTCATATCGGTCACTATCTCATAAGCTAAGAAATTACTATATCCAACATGACCGTTAGCAAAAAGATAAAACGCACTTTCTATACTGTTTATATATTTTAGAGTGTTTGTTATTGCTTCTCGTTTAGCCCATAAAGGCTCTAATATATTCCAGCAAGTATCTTCGTTCTTGGGAACTTTACGACCACCAGTGGTAATCATATAAGCTCCGTTGTATATACGCTTATCTGAATCTTTACGATTGTTCAATATAGAATGCGCTTTTTCTGCATCCCAATTAACCATTAGATCGTCCAACTCTACCATAGTATCTATTAGGTTTATTCTCCTAGCTAAACATAAAGCAAACCACAAATAAGGATGATCTTCCCATCTATCTCTTATATTTTCTTTAATCCAGATAGTAGTAGTATCTAGTTCACGGAAAACATTGCAAAATTTGTAATCCTGCATGATAGTATCTTGTGTCCAAGGTTTGGATTCACCTGTTAATTTACGTAGATAAATTTTGTGTCTCTCTTCTATCCACCAATAAAAAGAATCCAACAAATCATCATTAATATTAGAAGTCATCGAAGTGTTCCATTTTACGAGCCGCATCTACTATTAATTTTTCAGATGGAATACCTACTGAACCGCCATTACTTTCACTAAATTCTATAATAGCTTTGGCTACATTAACTTTGTCGAACGCTTCCATCAATTTTAAATTGTTTTCTTGAATATCACTTAGCAACTCTTCATCAGCCATAGCTTCGTCTACTATTTTAGCATATTCCTGAGGACTACTATTATAAGGTATTTCTATATAATTTATACCTGATTTGAAAAAGAAACTATTCTTCATGGCTAAATCGGTGCAAACAGGAACACAACCTTGAGCCATTGCCTCTACCATAACTCTATTAAAGTGGCAACCTAATTTAGAATAATTCAAAGACCAGCTAGGGTCTATTAATAGTTTCACATCGGCTAATAATTCATCTCTCTTACTGGTGGTTACATAGCCTAAATATTCCATTCCGCTAGACAAGGCGTTTTCCCATATGCGGGAACCGTCTTCCTCCAAATAACACGGTTTGACTTTTTCTTTGGAAGTCATATAATGATATTCTATACCGCCACCACAGATATATTTATCCGAAAAATCATCCATATAAGGTATAGCTCGTATTAGATCGTCAACGCGCTTCCATCTTTTAAATGTCTGCAAAGAAACAAAAGCATCATCACGATTAGATATGCTTTTTATGTAGTCTTTCTGTTCATGAGGATTAGGTATGAAGGCTCTACGAATAGGTAATTCTTCACAAGAATGAAAAGCTGCATCATGAACACATACAACACCGTCTATCTTATCGCATATATTCAATATGTGCGGATACAGTTTTTTCATATTGCCGTCATGTACTACAGCCAACTGATTAGCAAAGGGCTGATTGAATATTTTAATCCACTGGTCATCCCCTTTAGTCGCTTTGGAACAAGTAGGTACGGATATATGATGGAGTATTAGGTCAAATTCAGAACTCCACTCTTCCCAGCTCAATCTATCGTTGTGATAATTGAGTTGGTACATCCCATCCCATCCATTTTTCTGGTGCATCCATAATCCTAACCCTTCACCGAATTCCCATCCTTGCTGGTCACTGCGATCTTTTGTTTTGGGTGTACCTGTTACGCCTTTGTTCTTTAACATAACGCTCTGTACGGTGTGACCTAATGCTTTTAAACCGCGAGCCATAAACTCACTATAGTTTACTATACCGCCCCAATCCTGTATTTGAAAATGAGTTATTAATATATTCATAATCCTTCCTCAAGAGCGATATTACCTTTCTTAACAAAATATTTAATATTATGTTCAGCGAATTTAACATCAGCTAACTCACCAGTTTTGGGTATAACATGATTAGCTATTATATAATCTACCACCTCACCTACTGTGTCACACAACTCATCATCAATAGCTATTAAGATAGTGCTTAATATGCTACCCGACTTACCTTTACCTTGCAATACACAAATAGGATCATCTCTGTTTAAATTAACACGAGGGCTAGAAGTTTTAGGCTTGGTAGATCCCTTAACCTTATTAGGCTTGGAAGATATTTCTTTCTTAATAACCTTCATTAACTTCTTGCCGATTGCGGGAGTAAAATCAGGGAAGTTATTTTTGGATTCCTCTAATATTTCCCACACTATATCAGCTAATAATTCTTCGTCATCTACCAAGGCTACATCTGTTTCGCAGATATTTTTGTGTAGCTCGTTCATTTCATCTAGTGAAAATTGTAAACATAGTTCATCTGCGCTGTCTATAAGAGCCACTGCTTGAGACAAATCATTGTCTAATATATAAGCTGCTAATAACTCTTCATTTTCACTTTTCGATTCTACCTTACGGGTATCAAAATCTATAGCATAAAACATATTACTCCTCCAACTTCAAGTGACCTTTGTTAACGAACCACTTGATGTTGTGAGTCGCATATTGAGCGTCAACACCTAAACCGCTACGAGGGCGTCTATGGTTGTTAACTATATAATTTACTAATTTTTCTACAGTGTCTTCTCCAATAGAAATACCATGATGCAGAGAATTCTCTATTGAACATTCCTTACCTTTATCTAATACGCTGATAACTTTGGCCGACTTGGCAAGGTTGTGGATTTTATCTTCTTTGGCTTGTTCGTTTTTCTTAGCTTTTTCGATCTTAGCTACTGCTTTGGTCGCTTTATTTTTATGTTGTTCAGCGAACTCTTCAGAATATAAATCTTGATTCTGAATAGCTCTGGTCACGGCTTTGTCTTTAGATGCAAAGCGTTTAGTAATTTTAAGACCTAACTCATTTGCGAAGCTATTGTTGATATCAGTTATCTCAGCTAACTTCATTTCTTCAAGTTGGTTTTTAGTGTAAGTTGTTAATGTCTTCATGGCTGTTTTCCTGTCTTTCTGTTTAAGTTGAATTCATTATTGTTCATCTCTAATTAGAAAGCAAGTATTATCATAAAATAAATCTAAAATAAATCGAGGTGGCCGAAACCACCAAGAAATACTACGGCTTATGTCCAATCATCATCTTCTGAACTAGAATCGCTTCCTTCAGCAAAATCTGAAAACTCACTAGTCGCCGCTACAGAACCGTCTAATCGTTCACCTTTCTTGCGGAGCATAACATTGTTAAGCCCTAGTGCGATTCCTGGTTTACCGCCATCTTTAGCAGGGAAAGAATAAACATTTACCGACACATGGAAATACGCACCGCTATAGCAGTATTCTTCAATATCGTCTTGGTCTGCAGGTTCGTTATTGCGATTCACAATTCCGGGCTTCTTCTTAGAAGAATTAGCATTCATGAAATACACACCTTCGTATTCTTCACCATCTTTATCTTCATGTTCAGATTCGGGATCACGAATAGGTAGTTTAAACTTACCGCGTTTCTTAGTAGCGTCAGCACCAAAATTAGCAGTGAGAGTTTCGTCAATCATCTTTTTAAGTTTCTTGACTTGTGGATCGTCTTTAGGTAACAAGATTTGAACCGAGTAAGAACCATCCTCACCATTGTCTTTCTTGCGACGCTCATTAACGAACACATAACTACAACGAACATTTTGTAAAATAATTTTAGCCATTAGACTGTTTCCTGTTTTCTGTTTAAGTTGATTAATCGTCCAGATTTGCAAAGTCACCGACAATAGAAGGCTGAACACCCATACGCTTGTCGGATTCGGGAGCTATAACTAATTCACCAGTAGGCTTGGTAGTTACTTCTTCCATAATTTCTTTAGATTTTTTGACAAAACCTTTAACACCTTGAGATTTCAATTCTTCTTTAATTGATTTTTCTAACTCACCTATACCTTTAGGTTTACGAGTATACATATCATCTTCCTCTATATAATCCAATAGAGGGGAAAAATCAGGATCTAGTGCGTCCTCAGTCAATTTGCGCTGAGTTGTCTTGCGTACTAACTTATAATGACCTGAGTAATCTTGAGAACCGCTATCTACTTCTAATTTTATTTGGTTTTCTACAGCTACTATAAATGAGCGTAAAGCTCCAGCGTGATCCATTATGAATCGTTTCTGATCTGCAGTTAGAGTATCTATCATAGGTAACTCAGCTTCTACGTCATCAAAATCCATCATGGCTACTTCTTGAGTGCGCTTGAATAATGCTGGGCATTGACCTGCGGCATCACAGAAACGACAACCATCATCACTAGGTACGAATGGAGCGTCTTCATCATGGCAGCGTTTAGCTTTAGGGATCAATTCTTCCTCTTCCCAATTTAATACATATTCTTTACTGACGTTCCAAGAGCGTATGCGACCTTCCGGATGATGAGCACGAGGCTGACTAATAGTAATCGTAATACCTTCTGGAATACCTTGACCGTTAAAATCTGGATTCATTACAACTCCTAAGCCGTAATGTAGAGCCTGAGTGTTGTTAGTAACGTCTACCGCCACACCTGCTCCGTGCTTGTAATCCACCACTTCTATTTCTATAAGAGATTCGCCTTCCCAGAATAACAATACTACGTCGCTAGTTCCTCCGTCTAATCCTTCTATACCTAAGTATTTCAGATCAGCCCATACTTCCACTAATACTTCTACTCGCATATCCATATCTTCAGCTTCGGCAATACGTTCGCGAATATAATCTAGGCTTTCTTGGACAGCGTCAGCCATTTCTTGATTCACTTTAAATTTGAAACCATCTGACTCAAAAGTCTGACCGATATACTCATTGGCTTCTTGCTTATTGAGTAAACATTTCTCATGAACTTCGTGAGCTACTGTACCCTCAGCTGCGAACTTGCTCGCCTTGTTAGGAATGTTTAGAGCTTCTATTAAGCGAGCAGAACCAGGACAAGTCATCCAGCGTTTACTAGCTGAAGGACTTATACGAGCATGGAACTTATCTTCTATTACGTTTGACATTATTAATATCCTTTGTTATATTCAATTTCAGTTACTTTGCACCAGTTAGATATCTCTAACGTATTACCTGTATCGCTGACAATGGCTGAACGAGGACACCAGAAACCGTAACTACCGTTTATACCCTCGCTAGTCATAAAGAATTGAGCTTTAGGTGTTCCTCTTCCTTCTTTATACAGGTATTCTTTGGAGTAAGTGTCTTTTGTTTGGCTAGGGCTAGGTGTCAACTCAAACTGATCACTATCGGCGCGTAACCATTTAGCCCAGTCGGAATCAGTCATATTCATATTAATTCTCCAACAATTTAGGTGAAGAGTTACCTTGTATAGTACGTGACAACTGAACCTTATTGCCTGTTTTAATTCCCGCAACATGTCCCGCTTTATCGGTTACTTTGGTTCTTATAGTTTTAGTGCTCAGACCTTTCTTATTGTTCATGAAGACTCCTACTAAGATTTCATTCTGTTCATAAACAGAAAGTAACGCTGGCAACGTGTTTCCTTCTTCATCTTCCATCCTACCTTCTTTAGCATCACTTATCATTTCTTTGCAACGATCGCTAATACGATTAGAAGCCCCTGTCCAAAATGAATTCACAAAAGAGCAAACTTCTTTACCATAATGAGCTTTAGATTGTTTGCGAGATTCTCTTTCCACAGTTTTGAAAATCATTTGTAATATATGAATGGCAAAAGTACGATTCGCTTCCGTACCTACTAACATGAAATTAGAGTTCTTACCTGCCCGACAATTTATAAATTCACAGAAATATAATTTAGCTACATACATTGCAACTAAGCGTTTCCAGGGTCTTGACGTAGAAGTGAAATAGTCTTCACCTATATCTTCTTGATCGTTAAGCTCAGACATAGAGACATTATGTTTAGCCAACATAGCGTGTAACTGTTTAGTAGCTACCATTGCTTCGTGTTCGTTAGCTGTACCCTCAGACATAGCTAAGAGTTTCTTCATCTTTTCAATTAAGCGTTTATTATTCATAACTGTTGACCTGTTTCACTGTTTAAGATAGAATCATTATTACCTATCTTTATCTAAATTACAACTATTATTTAACTCGGAAAGAACTCTAAGGATTATCGGAACGCTTGGCTCTTAACCTAACAGTTGATTACTGAACTCCGGTCTCATAGAGTTCTTTGCGAGTCAACCTAGTTTTGTCACTCAGACTAGGAACTGAGAGTGTATCTTACCTCCAGGCAGGGGGAACCCTTCAACGGTCTATAGATACAATTATTAAACTAAATCAGCCATCATAGCTGCTAGTTGTTTGGGAGTGCAATTAAGAACATCACTTAACGCTTTCGCACCGTGTTTAGTCATAATCGCTTTAGCTTCAGCGCGACCCGTATCTTTAGAATACGCTTTTAACGCGGTTTGTACGGCCTCTGGAGAAACATTGGCAGTCTCATCACCTAAACCGTCGTCATCCAAATCATCATCTAGATCGTCGTCATCTAAATCGTCAGAGGCTTGAGGTCCTGCTTGCCATGCGGCGATAATAGTATCGTAAGCTGACTCTTCAATAGCACCCATACGGCGACCCAAACTAACTGCTTCCTTAACACCGTTGGCGTCTAGAACCGACATTGCAAAATCTTCACCGTGATCTTTTTTAGCAGCTTTAGCTGCGACCTTAACTTGGTCTAAGGTTGTTCCGTTAGCAACAGGGGTAGGATCCTCCGCAATAGATTTCTGTGCAGCAGGTTTTGACGTTTGAGGGGAAGACTCTTTGTCAGTCTTTGCAGACTTCGGGTTCGTAGCGGAACCTGTAATGAGTAGCTCATTGAGTTGATTGATGAGTGCAGCGTTCTCAGGTAATAAAGCTACTTGATAATTAACGTAATTAGTATTGGACATTTGTCGTTTCCTTTATTAATAGTAAGTAATGTTTCTCTGTTTTACTGGTTATCTGTTTAGCAGTGTTATCCAGTAGGGTCATTATGGGTGATGCTTTTGTAAAAAGCAACCCCTTTTACCATTTAATTATTAACCCTTTACTTGACGTGTTATTTAACGCATAATTCAACGCGATACTTACAATAAGGAAGCTACAATGCTTATATTCACTAAAGAAACACTAGACAAAGAACACAAGGCTAAACTCAGCCTATTAATAAAGGAAGCAGGTAACTACAGTTTTCTAGCCAAAATGCTGGGGATATCACCTAGTACGGCTCAGGGCTGGGTTACTCGTGGGCGTATAAGTAAAGAAGGAGCCAAGTTAGTAGAAGATCACCCCATACTAGGAGAAAAATTTAAAGCTATAGAATTGCGCCCTGATTTAAAATAATAGGATACACTCTTATGTCATACGACAAGAATCAACTGAGTGTGTATCTAGAACGCAATGCCGATCTAATACCTATACACACTTGGAACAAACAAATAAAAGGTAAGGTACGAGGGAAAACTCCTCTGCATTCAGACTGGACTACCAAACAGTATCCATCTGGTAAACATAATAGTTGGATAGAATCTGGATTCAACTTAGGCTACCGCATACCAGCTAATGAATTAATAGTGGATATGGATCCACGTAATTATAAAGGTGAAGAATGTGAAGAACTTATTGCAGAGCTTTTTGGATTCTTCGATTGGGAAGAACTCACAGAAACTCTTCCTACGGTCAAGACGGGTGGCGGCGGCTATCATATATACTGTTTGCTCCCTGAAGAAATTGATTATCGTTACTTACGAGAAACATTAGAGGAATATCCTGGTGTCGAATTCAAAAGAAAAGGTAGACAAGTCCTGTGTGCAGGTTCAAAACATCCCTCGGGAGAATATTACAAGTGGTTGCACAAAGCAGAACCACGTACTGTACCCCAAAGTGTGCTTGAGAAAATTGAAAGACCAAGAGTCGAGAGGTCAGCGGACTACGTTAGCGGAGCTGGAGCGTTGTCCGGCTTGCAACTGCAAGAACTCATATTAGATAAATTAGACCCTGCTGATTATAGTGACAACGATTCTTGGTTCCCGTTATTATGCGCAGCACACCACGCCACTGACGGTAACGGTTGTGATGAATTCGTGGAATGGTCAATACAAGACACTAAGTACGATGATGAAGAATCTACTATCCGTGCTCGCTGGGAATCTTTATGGGAAAAGGACGTAGCAGTAACAATAGGTACTCTAATAAGAGAATTAGAAAGGCAAGGTGAAGACGCAGCTAATCTTAAAGCTGTATTGGCATTCTCCAATCAACCTAATCTTGACGATACAGACGAAGAAGATAGCGAAGAAGCTCAGTTACTACAAGAAGGTAAAGACGCAGCTTCCGAAATAGACATCGACGATATGTATCACACTCCAACGGGTGAAGGTGGTGTAGAAGGTTCGGCTATACAAGCCGCCAACGAATTACATCCAACCAGTAATCAAGAAGAAGTGATGAAGTGTTTACGCTTAATAAAAGCGGCTAGTAGTTTTGAGTCGGCTAAAGCACAAGAGATACTACTAAGTAAAAAACTACTAAAGCAGTCTAGTATTAATAAGCTATTAAAAGAATTGGATGCTAGGATAGTAGATGATCTCGCTTTGTTATTAGCACAGAAAACTCTAGAGAAAACCTTTAACAGCGGTAAGCATCTAACGTGCCCTCCTAATGGGATACTCTGGGCTTTCCATAACACTCACTGGAAGAAGATGTCTGACGAGTTCTTAGCCAAACTTATACAAAATGTATTGGTGCAGCTAAAGCAGAAAATGAAAGTAGAAGTACAGGAACTTTCGTTAATACAACAAGCGGTAAAACTTAGCCGTATTCAAGTGGCTACGTTGACTGATCGTATTCACCGTACGGAACTCCCTCCCTCAGTTGTCAACTGTAATAACGGGGAACTATGGTTAGGTAAAGACGGTACTCACACTCTCAAACCGCACAACTATCGTAGTTACCTACTTAACTGCCTAAACGTGGATTACGATCCTTCAGCGGAATGTCCTCTATTCATGGAGACCCTAAAAGGTATATTCGGTAATTTCCCCGACACCGACGATATGATCCGTCACATGGGCGAGCTAATGGGTTACACAATCCAACCGTACAAGAATATAGCCAGCTGGTGGTTGTTCCGTGGTCCTGGTGGTGACGGCAAATCTACTATACTAAAAATATTAGGCGGTATATTACAGGACGCTCAAGTGATGTCCACGGTTAAGTTATTGTCTAGTGGGAGTTCCAACGGCGATAACCACGCCACCACATCTTTGGTCGGTGCGCTTAATGTAGTGATTGAAGAACTACCTGCTAACCATTTGTTGAAGGACGAGGGGGTTAAGTTATTCAGTGAGAACACTAAAATGGAATGTAATTATAAAGGTAAAGATCGCTTTCCATTCATGTATGCTGGCAACTTGATTATGTGTAGTAACGGATTCCCAGCTACTAGGGACTTGAGCCACGGTATGACTCGTCGTGCTAATGTTATTCCTTTTAATGCTAAGTTCGACGCCAACGGTACAGCGGATATAGACCGAGCGTATGATATCCTCTCTAGTAAAGAAGAGATGTCTGGAGTGTTAAACTTTATGTTGGAAGGTCTTCAGCGTTTACGTAACCGAGGCTATTTCCAAGCACCAGAATCTTGTAAAGCAGCTAAAGAAGAGTGGATGGGTGAAGCTAATAATGTAGTGCGGTTTGTTAATGACACGGTTATTAAAACTACCAACGCGGAAGACTGTCTTGGAGATGTTTCCAGCTTTTATGGGATTATCTACAATACATGGTGTGAGAATAATGGTATAGATGAGCGTGTTCGTAAAGGTAAAGGTCACTTCATTAAAGACTTAAATCATCTAGGACTGACTGTTAAAGTAGGTGGTCGTAATGTTCTTAAAGTCTATGGGGGTACACTGGTTGATCTTGAATCCAATGATGAAGATTGGTAAATAGGTAGGGTTAGAAGGGTTAGTTTACAAGGGATGTTTTGTGGCGTGTTAGGGTAAGGGTTAGAAGGGTTAGTTTTTGGGTGGTGGTTTGGTGCGTCGATCCTCTTAAAATTGGTGATCAGGGTTAGAAGGGTTAGTAATTTTAATACCCTATAACGTATAGCAAAATTAATTTTTAAAAATTAAATTCTAATAGGCTTATGTATGGTCCGATAAACTAACCCTACTAACCCTTGGTAATTTGGAACAAAGAACTCTCAAAGTTTTGGGAACTCATAATTAAAAGGTAAACAAGTATGAAACTCAATCACGTAATGATAGATTTAGAAACAATGGGGTTAACTCCTGATTCAGCTATTGTCTCGGTAGGAGCAGTAGTGTTTGATCCAAGAGCTAATAAGGTAAGTAAGAAGACTTTCTATCGGGAGTTAGATTGGACAGGTCAAGAAAGACCAATAGACTCTGGAACTCGGGACTGGTGGTATAGTGCTAAGGTAACAGATCAAGCTAGGGAAGCGTTAGATGGATTAGACGACTTAGAAACAGTTCTAGGGGAATTAGCCAACTGGCTACCTAAAGATGCTAAAGTGTGGGGTAACGGAGCGACCTTTGATATTTCTATGTTGGAAGATGCTTATCGTCAATGCGATATAGAAATACCTTGGAAGTTCTGGAACATACGCGACGTGAGAACTATTAAGGATATGTACGAATCACAAAGGGGAGGCTTTAGTAAAAAGTCTGGCGGTGTTGCACATAATGCTTTAGATGATGCTCTACATCAGGCACAATATACTTGTATGATGTGGAATAAGATAATAGGAGATTGAGATGAATAATGAAGATAACATTACAGTGACAACTCAGTTAACTGCTAAACGGTTAAAATTTAACAAGTTAGTAGCTTACTCATTTATAACGATAGGATTAGTCTTATTAGTATTGGGAGAAACAGAACACTCTAAGGTATGGGGTAGTTTATTTAGCTTGTATGGCTTTGCCCATCTAACAGTAACTCGTATTAGAATATGGTGGAATCACAAATGAATTCAGAAGATAACGTGTCTAAGATGAGAATAACTGAGTCTTCAGGAGGATTAGATCCTAAAGAGACTTACCGATGTGAATTAGAAGGTGGCATGATCTA